TCACGATTATCTTGCCTGTATAATCTGAAGCTTGCTTCTTTGGTATCTACTGATAATGGTTGTAGGTTGATATCTACATTTCCCTCTTCTCCCTCTGAAGGTACTGTGATACATACTGCACTGTGAGGATTTTTCATTACTTCTTTTAATTGTTTACTAATTTTATATCGTAATGTTTTCTTTTCATCATAATCCGGATTTGGTGTTCCATCTTCTAGTAAAGGATCTTCAATATAATCTTGAAAATCTCCACTAATGGTAATTGCGAATGCTGGTATTCCGAAGTTTTTAAAGAAACTTTTATTGTAGGATGCTCTACTTAAATCTCCACTGATTGCAGGTAATGCAGATACTATTTTAGGTCTTCCATAATAACTGCTTTCAGGGTCATAATCTACACTCCATAATAGTTCATTTGCTCTTTCTTCAGGTTTTAAACTATTGTAGGGATATATTTTTCCTGTGTCTGCATGTACATCGTAAGGTTTTCCTTTTTCATCTACATTTTTTCCATAAATGATGAACCATACTGTTTTTGTACCTACTTGTTGTTTTACTCTTACTCCATCGGAATCTCTTCTTAATGTGTATGCTCGGATATGTGCTAATCGTATAGGTTTACTTTTACTTTTTTTATCACGAATTATTTCTAATGCTCCATATCCTATTGCTCTTCTATCATAATTACGAAGATATAATAATTTGTTGATTGATGGGAAGCAATTATTCATAAAATTGATGATATCCTCATTTTTAAATTCTTCTTCATTTTCAGTTTCTACTGGTACAAATGTATATCCACTTCCACTTGCATCGTTGGAAACTACATCTACACATCCTTCGTGGTAAGTGTTTAAATCTAACAATTTGATTAAATTGTAGGGATTATATTTTGGTACGATTATTCCTTCAGAGTAAGTGAATCCTTTATCGTGGATTTGTTTACTTCCTTCAGAGTCTACTTCTGCTTTACTAGAATATTCATATTCATCAAGTACTGTTTTCTTTACAATATCGTATTCTCCATCTTCTCGTATTACAATGAAAGCATCAGGAGTTGTATTTTTATTACTCATATATTGATTCTCCTCTTATATCTTAACCAATGTCTTGCACTTCCACTACAAGTATCTACAATATCATCTACTCCACCTTCTTCTCCTGTGAAAGCGATTAGTTGGTCTACTAAAGTTTCATTCCAATGTCCTTTTACTAATTTTAATCTTCTATCTTCACATATGGCTTCTAAATCATATGCTCTAACCTTTTTACTTACTTTTACCTTATCTGCACGTATATTCCAACCTCTTAATTCTTTCTCATGCTTAAACTTGTTAATTAATAATTTTGAACCTGCTCCTGGTTCTTGCTCTACTTTTACTTTAACATGCTTTCCATCTGTTAGGCATGCTTTCTTGAATGTTCGTAATACTTTCCTTGCACTAAATTTTCCTGCAATTAAATCCAAGAAATATAAGGTATGTCCATCATATCCTGATAGTAATCCTGATGTTCCATCTCCTGCATCTGCTGATGCACCAAAATCCCAATATCTTAATAAAGGTAAATCTGATGGTACTTCGGATTTAGGGATAGTGCAAGTTAATTGATTTGTAATATCATCATAGAACCAGTTTCGTTTAAATATTTCCCCATCTCTTTCTTGTGGGTGTCCTTGATAAATAGCATTGAAAAGGTAACTTCCCATTGCTCTCTTTTCTGCCATTAACCATTCATAATCTCTTTGTGCTTCCCATAATACTTCTCCTACTTTCCTTCCCAGTAGGTCTGTTGTTGGGTCTTCACATATAGCAGGTAAATTGAAATCTACCCAAGTATCATCAGGAATTTTCCCTCCACTTCGTAATATCTGATAAGCAGTTTTTGCATCAATGTAAGGTTCTGTTTCTTTTACGATTCCATGTAAATCGTTTAAATGTAATCTTTGTGCGATGATTATCATTATAGGAGGTAATCCATTTGCTCTTTTTTCTAATCTTGTTTTTGCAGTTCCTCCTATCCAATCTCGTAATTTTTCTTGTCTTGCTTTACTTTCTGCTTCGGCAATATTCTTGATTGGGTCATCTATAATAAATAATCCTGCACCGAAACCTAGTAATCCTCCTCCTGCACCTACTGCTAACATTTGTCCATCGTAGGGTTTAGCCATATTGAATTTACTTTTAGATTTACTATCTTCAGATAGTTTCACTTTATAAGGAGATAAATGTCCGTAATAGTTTACTATCTGTTTTACTTGTCCTCCAAATTCTGAAGCAAGGTCATGACTGTAAGCAGATAATATTACATGGTCATTGGGGAAGTGTGTAAGGAAATATGATACGAAATTTTTTGAGATTAATGTAGATTTTCCATGCCTTGAAGGTACTGATAATAATATTTTTGATACTTTCCCTTGTAGAGCATATTGTAATAATTCTATGATTAGAATATCAAAATCTCTCGGTATCCATCTTCCTTCATTTATTAGGATACTCCATCTTCCTATTCCTAAATTTCCATGTTCATTCATCTTTAATTAATTCCCTCATAAATTCTAATTCATTCTTCATAAATTCTTCGCTAGTTAAATCTGCTTGTATTGTCTGTGCATCAACATCTGCTTCTACATTTGCTTCAATTTGTTGTTTCTCTGCAACTACATAAGCATCAGGGTCAGTAACTTGTAAAAGGTACTGTGATGCCATCCAACTTTGACTATCATTAATCTTTTTTAAGTGATATAATTGAAATTTAGCATTTGCCTTTTGCCATTTCATATAAAAATCTCTATATTTACCTCGTTTAGCTTCCTCACCTTTTTTAAGCCATCGATACAATGTTTTCCTATCAATTCCACAATATTGTGCACATGCTTTTTGAGGTAATCCATTCTCGTGAGCAGTACATAATTTTTCAACAATTTCCTCATTAAATTTTAATCTACCCATAAAATATCATTCCTCCCCATTCTCTTAATATAGTGGGACATTCCCATTATTTTTGATTAATATGTTGAACATACAATTCTTTTGGGATACTGTAATGTTTCACACCAATGTAATCGGCAATGTCTTTCATTTGTTCATCGAAGTTCGGATTTCTTAAAATGTTTCCTATTGGTTTTTCGACAATCCAAGAGTATTCTCCTAGTAATTTTACGATTCTTTTGGCATATGGTCTGTAATTTGGTGGTAGTTCTCTGTAAATGTTTACATATCTTCCTCTATGCATGAAACTGTATTGTTTTAGGAATACTGTGTATAAATCCCAGTATGGGTTTTGATATTCTTCTCTGTCATCTTCGTAGAGTTGATTTATTGGTGATGCTCCTATTTTCATTAGTTGGAAATAACGATAAAAAAATGCGAGTATATCTTTTTTAAATTCTTCATCTGTGTATACTTCTTCTCCAAGTAATAGGTAGCAAGCGATATTTGAACCTACATATTTTTTTAGTTTACATATGTTTTTGAATATGTAAGTGTTTTTTACATTATCCCATGCGACATGTAATGCTCCGAGGTATTTGCTTGCTTTTGCTAATGCTTCAAGTTTATCTTCAGGCATTACTCTACAATCTATTCCATTTTGTAAGCTTAATTTTATTTGTGGGTGTTTTCTTCCGAAGTCTGCAATTTCATTAAAATATTTTACTGCATCTTCACTTGCGAATAAATTATCATCAAGTAAATATATTGGTCTACCTTTTTTTACATAGATATCTTCCATATTGCTTACTGGTGTGATTTCGTTTCTATCTCTATTTACACAGAAGTTACAATGTCTTTTACATCCTCTTGTGAGAAATCCTACATTTGATGGATACCATGCCATTTTGATTCCATCTTTTTTTATCATTTTATCATATTCTGTGTAATCACATTTTAAACCTTCAAGATCTGTTATTGGACAGGTATTGTATGGTGTTCCAATTTTTATATGTTCTAAATTTAAGGTAGTTTTGTGTTTCGCATTAAGGAGATTTATTCTTTTTTTGAAGTTTTCCAAGTTTCCACTATATAATGCACTTCCAATATATTTATTTTCAGATTTGTATTCTTTCGGAATATATTTCGGTAAGTAAACCAACACTATTTTATATCCTTTCTTTTTGAAGTAAGCAGACATTTTCATTAATGCATGATTTGGTAATTTTGGAAATTGAGGATATCTTTTTCTTTCAATTAAATCTATGTCGAATAAATATACTGTTTTCATTTTTATATTCCTCGTGTGATTGTTTGAAAATTTATTCTTTTTACTGGAATGTTTTCTAAAAATTTTTGTAAAGTATTATTTGGAGATTTATCACCACAAGTATACATATCAACACTAAAATAATGGTGTTCTTCCCAAGTGTGAATGCTTATATGGCTTTCTGCTAAAATATAAACAATACTTACTCCTTGCGGATTAAAATGATGGGAGAATTTATCAACTACTGTCAATTCATTTACAGTTTCCAATGCGGAATCCATTAATTTTCCAATATTTGGCAATTCCCCTTCATACTGGATATCTACTATGATGTGATTACTTTTAATCATACTCAAAGTATTCATCTCCTTTTCTTTTTAAACCTACATTGTTCTGATTTTTTTCTATAATCTCATCAATTTTATCCTGTTCTCCTTCTACTTTCACTACACTAATTTTCATATCATCATAAGAAATCATTAATTTATAATAATCTTCAGGGTCAGGTTTATTCACTTTAATTGTGATTGCTCCTAAATCCCATTCATCACCTTCAACAAGATAAAATCCCCTGTCTTTCCATTCAATAGGATCTGCTCGAAAATCTTCACTGAAATCTGTTGGAACATCATCATCAATGAAATCTGAATCTTCAGTAAATCCTATTAATTCATTTAATTCTAAATTATCAAAACCAGTTAATTCAACATCTAATCCTGAAATGGTTAATTCATCTATTAATTGAGGTAATTTTTCAAAATCCCAATCACCAGTGATTTTGTTTAATGCTACATTCAATGCTTTTTCTTTATTGATATCTTTTTCTTCGATGAATATAACATCTATTTCCTCATAACCTAATTCTTTTAATGCGACATACCTTTGATTTCCACCAACGATATGATTATTTACTTTATTAATGATTAATGGGTCTACATATCCGAACTCTTTTAAACTTCTTTTTAATTTCTCCATATCTTCAGGAGTAATATCTCTCGGATTCCATTCAGGACTAATCATATCATCTAATTTCATTTTTTCAATTTCTACCATTTTCTTCTCCTCCATTTTTTAAATATTCAAATTCTATTACCCAAACTTCAGTATCTAAATCTACAATATTATTAACTCTCATAAAATATTCTAAATACTGTTTTTTTGAAGTAAATCCTTCCTTTAGAACATCCATATAAGTAATATCGCTTAATTTCTCTTTTTCACAAGAGATAATTTTAATATATCCATAACTTCGTGGAGTTCTATCAATTTTTATTTTATGAATAGTGTCCGGTATTGCAGGTCTTCGATTATTTCGTACAACTCTTCTTGTAACAGTTTTTCTTCCAAGAACAATCATATTTTTAGTAAATTTGTCAAACATCATATTCGTAGATTACAACAATCATACCTGTTAAAATTGAAATTCTTTTTAAAATAGTTATAATGACTTTCCACATCATCACAAACAGTCATTTCTTTAAAATTCAATTTTTTAAGAATTTTAATTTTCTTTGTTAAAGGTAAATGTTGATACCCTCCCTCTTTATGAGAATACTCTTTAAAATTCACAAAATCTTTCAAATCTTTCCACATATTTGGTTTAACCCTTAAAAATTCGACAAGACATTTATCAGAATTAATACTATTAATTTTATCAAAATCAGAATTTTCAAAGAGAAAAGGAGATAATCTTACACTAACATCAAAATTATTTTCAAATAATGTTTCAACAGTGTTTTTTCTATCTTCAAAAGAAGGTGCATTATCCGTTGCATTTAATACGTTATTCTCGGTTGAAGGAATACTCACTTGGATATGAGCAAGATTCTCATCAAGAATATTCAGATATCTTTCCGCAGCAATCAAATCTGATTTCGTAACAATCAAATAGTGAATGCCTCTCATATTCAACAATTTAATTAAATTGTAAGTATTTTTATAAATTTTTTCAATTGGTTGAAAACAATCTGTCATACCTCCAAGTCTTATAACACTTCCTTTTGGTATTGTTTTTACTGTTTTCAAAATATCAAAGAATGGTGTTACACCAGGATGTTGAGGATTCCATAATTTACGAAAATCCAATAATTGTCTTGCATAACAGTATTTACAATTATAGAAACAACCTCTCCCATAAGTATCTAATCGAGTAGGATAGTAACATTTGTTTCCTTCTGCTCCCCCAACAGTATTGTAAAAAGATTTAAATTCATTAATACTTTTCATTTTTCCAAATTATCCTTTTTAATTTCATTTAAATGTTTTAAAACCAAATTTTCTGCAATTTCTTCTGCTTTTTTATCAATATATTCATCAATATCTTCTATCATTTCTTTATCTTTCTTTGCAGACCAATAATCTAAAATAAATGTTATAATTAATGCCATTATTATACAACTAATTCCTAAAATTATTTCTGCTTCACTCCATCCTTGATTCTGCATTCGTGTTAATTCTCCAGTAGTCATTAAACCAATTCCTGAAGCAATCAAAGTAGATGCAGTTACTGTTTTTACATAATTCTTAACCCAAAACACACTCCTGTACTTTTCAACTAAAATTTCTTCAAGCTTCCTCATCAAAATCATCTTCTGTCTTATTATTCATTTTATTATATACTGCTTGTGGGATATCTTTTGAGAGGTAACCTATTAATCCACCAAAAATAGCAGAAGCAATGTTCTCCATGCTTAAAAATAAACTGTATATCCCTGCAATTATTAATCCAAGTATTAAAATTGCTTTTAATGTGTTATCTGTTACATTCATTGTTATTTACCTTCTTTAATTAGTTTGTGGAGGAGTTAAGAATTGAACTTAAAAATATATTTAACATTTTACAATAATTTGATACTCCGGAAAAAAGCATACTTAAAAAAATTAATAATGGAGAAATATAAAATATCAAAAAAACAGAATATCCAAAATATTTAAAAATAGTAAATATATCCTCCTCCATATTCCACACTTCTTTTAAAATATAAAGGAACATATATTCAAATTGCTAAAAGTAAAACGTATTGCTGAGGTTAAATTAATTAATTGAAAAAATTTATTTATCTTTTTAAGAGTATAATTTTAGGAGCATTCATAACCAAACCACAATCCTTACAATATTTCTCATTATGATGCTCATCAAATAATACTTGACCTTTACAAGAAGGACATTTCATATTACATAATCTAAAATTTTTGTTAGCATTATTCAACATATGCCCCTTCATAATATACTCTAATCAAATAGATAAAATATTAAATCATCTTTTTATACCTATTTTGTCTTTTTCTAAATTCTCTTTCAGATCTGATTTTGAAAATCAAATCGTATATCTCGGAAATTATCAAAAGTATAATTAATCCACAAGTTAATAGTACCACTACCATTAAAAATCCAAATATTAAATATTCCCACATTTTATCAAATCCTCCTAAAAAAAAGAAAGGAGGTTAAATTAACTTTAACCTCCTCTTTTCATTTTTGATTGTTTTCTCTTCTTGCTCAAAATCCATTTTTCTATGTTCTGTTATCCAACCAGAGCCCAAACCAAATCTCTTGTCTTCACTTAACTTATGCTTATTTCGATGATACCACCGAAAAAAATTATTTCTGTTTTGCTCTTTCCTTGCTTCTTTTCGACAGTACTCGCTACAATATTTCTCCTTATTATGCTTTTTTGTAAATTCCTTCTTGCAGAATCCACATATTGCCATAATAAATTATACCTCTCTATCTCTATCTTCAATAATTTTCATTATTTTATTACCATATCTAGTAAGTTTGTAAATTCTACCTTTCCTAGCTTCTTCATTTACACAAACTATTAAATTATGTGTTTTTAATTCTCGTAACACATTTGAGATATGATTAGTTCTGATATCAATATCGTTTGCGATTTGAGTAGGTGTTTTAAATTTTCCTTTTAATGTTTCCATCACTTTTATTCGGTATGTGGAACTTAAAACATACCCTACACAAGCCATATCAGTATTCAAAATATGCTCCTCCTATTATTTCTATTAAATCAACAAAATTTTTACCATTAATTTCAATATGGTACTTTAAAGCCAAATTTAAGTATTTTTCTAACTCTTTACGGATATGATTATCCACATCACTCACATCACTCATTTTCTCCCTCCATCATTTCTAAATATACTGTTATTTTACCCCTAATTTCTGTAAGTAAGAGTTTATTCATTGATTTCAATGCTTTGTTTTCATTGGTTAACTCATTCAATTTGTCACATACTTTTTGAGCATCTTCCTTTCTTTCCCAAACATGAAACCTGCAATCTCCATTACTAATTAAATAAGCATCTCCTCCATAATAACTGATAAATTCTTCACCTACAATTTTCCATTGTTTTTCAGTCATTCTAAAATCCTCAATAACTTCTTTTGTTTTGAAATCAATTATTTTCCCATCTATTGCAATGGGTTGAATTTCTTTTTCAGTCATTCAAATCATATCCTCTAAAATATTTTCAAAGGTTTCGGTGGAAATTTCCCCTTTTAACAATTTAATAGAATCTACTAAATTTTCATATTTCTGTTTATAATCAATTTCCTCTTCAGAGAAATCAACAATTAAAGTTTGGTCTTGAAATGCAGGTTGGATATATAATATAATTTCGTTATCTCGTGCTATTTCAATTGCTTCTTTTAAACTACCATGTTCGCATCGTTTGTCTTCAGGTTTAATAGAATCGTTTATCCACCATTCTATTAAAAATCCATCTTCATACCAAGTAATTTCAGATGATTGTACTCTCATATTCTCACCTACAACTGTAAGCACTGTAAGCAGGTAAATTTCCTCTTTTCAATATATTCCTAGAAGAATAAGGTTTATATTGTCTTTTTTTACAATAATTCTTTTTTCGCATAAATATTTTCCCCCTAAAAATTTAGAGTATTATATGCTGCTTTCAAAATTTTTGAAAGCAGATATAAAATACTCCTACAATCCTTTAAACTCACAAATTACATCTAAATATTTCAATTGTACTTTGATTTGAGTATCAATAGATTTTAATTCATTTTTCAAGATTTCAATGTTTCTTTCTTCGTTATGAATTTTGCGAAGTGCATCTTTTAGTTGCATATCAATGTATGCTTTTTTCATATCTACAGTAGGTCTGCTTTCAGTAATTACTTCGCTAAAATCTGTTTCTACCCAGTATTTGTTTGCCTGTTCTGAGTATTCTGTTTCGTATTTTGCTAAATCGAAAATACTTTTGTTTAATTTTTCAATGGTTTTATCTTTTTTCTCTACTAAATAATCTAAATCTAATTCTTCCGTTTGTTTATTTTTTAGCATTTAAATTTCCTCCAAATTCTTCTAAAACTTGTGCTTTAACACTCCAACTATAATTTATATCCCAATTAAGAGATTTTAAAAGTTCAACTGCTAATTTTACCTGTTCTTCGGTTTTGTATGTTCCGAAATGTTTAGTTACACCATTTACAGTTTTGACAACTTTAAAATTACCATTTTTTGTTTTTTGATAATACTTCGCATTTTGAGAATAATTTCTCTGTATAACCCTTCGTGGAGTAATATCCTCATTAGTTACTGCTTTATGATATAATCGGCGATATTGACTATCAGTTATTTTCAAATCCCTTTTAATGAATTTAATTAACCTGCCTTCATTATATAATTTCACAAATGCATCATACTTTTTAAAAAAAGGCATATTATCCATCCATTATAGCTTGAAAAATAGAAGATAATATTTCTCCTGAAAAATCTTCTTCCTTTTCAAAAGTAATAACTAATACATTTCCCATAGGTGTTTCTGCTTTTCCTACACTATAAGGAATTATTAGATCTTTTTCTCCTTTTACTCTAAAGAAAACTATACTTTTTTCGTCCTCATCTTTTAATGGTTCTAAAAACTTTCCTAAATTGCTCATAAATTTATACCTCCCTGCATATTACTTCAAATTCACAATCTTTAAATTTCCAAATCATACCTATGTCATATTTTTCGTTATCTAACTCTCTACGAAGATAATTAAAAACTTGGAATAATGGCATTTGCATAAGTAATTTATCTGTTTCAGTTACTTCTTTGTTCATCGTTATTTTCTCCTATTTTTAATAAATAAATAAAATAATAAATAATATAATATAATAAATAATTATTACGAGAGTGTATAGAGAGTAGTACCCTTGTCCACAAGGGTAACCCTTGTCCACAAGGGTAACACTACCCCTATACTACTTCGGAACCTCATAAAATTCCACCAAATTCAAACCTTGCTCTAAACAAAAATCTATCAACTCCCTACTAGGCACATCATTCACCTTGGCGATTTTACGAATCTGATTCTTACCTACAAAACCTAATTTAGAATGAATACGATTAATGCTAACCATCGATTTATCGAATATTCCATCCACCTGTAATTGTTTTGCTTTCTTCTCACGAAGTTTACAGAGTTTATCCTTTAAGACATTAACCTCATTTTCCTTCTTCTGAATCTTTTTCATAATCTGTGCCTCATCATCTTCCTCATTTAAAGCGATTCGTAGTTGTTTCTCAATCCATGCCGAACGATTACCAAGAACATCTTTGGCTAAATCCCAAATATGCTCATCAAGGGTAATATTGACAGTTTTCTTTGGCATCACAACCAATCCTCTAAAACTTTTTGAGAAGATTTATCCCTGTCCCTTAAAAATTGAATACATTTTAGAATGTGTTTGCAAGTGTAACTTCCGAGATGTTTATCTTTTTTAAATTGATAATCTTCGCAAGTACACCTCCATATTCCATCATCACAAGAAACGATATGGTCATCAGTTTCCCCATGAACTGTAAATTGTAAATCTGATTCAAAATCAACATCTACTACAATAGCATTATTTGGAATTTCTAATGACCTAATATACTGTTTAATCATATTAATCAAGAGTCATAATATAATCGTATACTTTCTTGTTTTCATCTTTAGAAATGACACCTTTTTTAAATAAATCTAATCTAGCTTTATTTAATGTTCCTTTGGTAAAGGTTGCATCAGGATCTTTATTTCGTAAGTATTCTCTTACTTTTTCTAATCCTGCAGGTTCATCTAAAATAGGTTTTTCAGAAGGAATATTATTTAGTGTTTTTTCGATATCTGTTTGTGGTGAATCTTTAACACTATTCTCTGATGAGTAACCCATATCAATCTCATCTACTTCGCAGATACCAAATAAATTCATTAAAAGGTATTTTTTAGCATATGTTTGATATGCTCCTGCACTTTGAATAAGATTTGAACCTTTATTAATAGGAACAAGATTAGGTATCGGTATACGAGTATTGATTTCTTGTTTTCCATCATTGGAATAAAATTTCAAAATACCATATTCATCTATGAAAATGAAATAAATGTTACAACCATATTTTTTACATAATCGTAAAATTGGTGGAAGTAAATCTTTTAATTCATAATAAGGATATTTTTGGTATTTGTTGAAACCGGATTTTTTGATGTTACAATCTAATAATTCATTTTGAATATCGCATAATTTTTGGTGGATTGATGGATTACCTTCTGTGTGGTTCATACTATCCCTCCAATTGTTGCAGGTGTCAAAATTAAGAATATTATTAGCATAATAATTCCAGTTATTATTGAACCTATTCCAATACATATTGTTAATGCTAACATAGGATTTTGTAGACATATTGTTTCAATACGAAATCGTAAAGACACTTTTCTGTCTAATGGATGTTGAGGTTTGTTAAATGAAAACATTATAACACCTCTAACAATAGTGTTGGAACTCCTTCACAGTCTTCAATGTCACAATTGTAACAGGAAACTGGTAAGTATTCATCTTCAAAATCAGGTACATTTAAACTGTACATACTATTGTTGTACATTTTTTGACTCCTCGGAGAGTTTTAGCATATAGTTGTTAAATCCTATATGGCATAAATTCATTCGTTCAGAGTCTGTCAATTTGGGGTATATTTCCGTTTTAAAATTTTTCATTGTTCGTCACTTCTTTGTGTTTTTTAAGTATTGATGTGTAAGTCATATGTTGTGTAATGAAACGATTTGGGGAATCGTTTTTATACTTTTAAACATAGTTTACTAACTCATCAACAATAATAATTTAGGTTTAACTAGTATTTATATCCATTGGTTTTAGTTTATTTTAAAATCAAAATATGTTCATTACTTTATAGTTACTATACTGTAACCTAAATCCTTATTCTCATAAAAGAATATTTATATTCCACTTTTGTAAATTGTTAATAAAATGTAACATTTAAATATTGTTAATAATATAAATAACACTGGTTACAAACAGAAAATGTTGTTCGTCACAAACTAACTTTTTTTAAATGTAACCACTGACTCTTCAATATTAATTGGAGATTATGGGGAAATTGGTGAAAATTAATTTTTTGAAGAGTCTACCTTACAACCAAAAAATCACATAAACCTTTTCAAATGTTTAAGCTCATTCATATCCACACCATCAAAAATTGCTTCAACCTTATCCAACCTATTCTCCAAATCATTAACTTTTTCATCTTTCAATTTATTAGATTCTTCCAATTTCGCAGATTTCTCTTTTTCCAAATCTAATGCAGTTTTAAATTTTTTAGATTCATCAAGAACCAAATAAGGTAAACATTTAATATACTCTTGTTTCAAACTATTAGGATCTTCTTTGAAATATGATTGATGTACACTTGAAGGAGTTCTGCCTTGCAATAAATCAATTTTATCCTGTGCCATACCTGCACGATATAATTGACTAGCATGGAATTTACGTAAAATATGAGGTCTAAATTTCACATATACCCCAGCTTTACCTAAATGTAATTTATCGTTAATTTCTTTAAAACAATAATTTACATATCTATCTCCAATATTAAATAAAGGAGAATTTACTTCAAGATTTTTTCTTGTAGCAAGATAAGTTAAAATTGCTTCTGTGGATTCTGGACTTGAAAATGTGAAAAATCTTTTATTAGTTTTCTGTCTTTTTAATTTCCAAGTAGGAATAATATCTTCGCGAGATTCTGTTAATTCTTGTAAATTGTACATTGAAATATTTCCACTATGGTATTCTATTGTAGATTCTAAAAATGTACCAATAGACATTTTTAAAATATCTACTTTGGTTAAACCTGATGATGACATTAACAAAATCAATGCAGAAATTCGTGGATTAGCGATTTCAATACATTTTTTAATAATATCTTTATCAGGAAGGTCATCATAATATATTGGTGATGATTCATTTACTTGTTTCATACTGAAATATGGTAATCGTTGAATAGGTATTTCAAAATGGAGGAATATAGATTTTATTAATGCTAAATATAGATTAGCAGTATTTTTTTTATAATTTTTGTAAAGGTATGTTCGGAAATTGATTAAATGTTTTCTTATTGTTGTTTCTTTCCAACTTACTTTATTTTTATCTTCCATTTCTGCGATAATTAATAATTTGTCAATAGTGATGTTTGTTACTTCTTCAAATTTTTTTATTGCAGAGATATACGAATTAATACTTGATTGCGATAAATTTCTTTCTGAGAAATATTTTTGTAGTAAGAAATCTTTGTCCATATTTTTCATATTATTTCCTCTTTTTAATATGTTATTAGTTAGAGAGCATTTGGTAAGTAATCTCCCATATTAAAAAGTAGAATATAAATTATTGTATATATCATATATAAAAGTAATTACGAACTATTCGTAAAAACTCAAACAAAAAAAATAATGATAAAAAAAAGTTATCATAAATATATGATAACTATCCGAAATGTCTTTTCAACGTCTAAAAAATGAAAAAATAAAAGGATTGAGAAAATCCTTTATTTAAATCTATTCACCTAATGCTTTTTTGATTGCAGGGGTTGCATCAATTTTTTGAGCATCGAAGGTTAATTCTTCTGGTGATAATCCCATAGCTAATCCGTATAATTGAGCTAAGTGGAATACAGGTAATGCAAAGTCAGTACCGTATCTTTCGTTTACTTCAGTTTGACCTTGGTCAAATTGCATGTGACAGAAAGGACATACGTTTACAATAGCATCTACACCAGCTTCGGTCATGTGTTCGAGTTTTTCTTTAGTGAAACTAGTAGTTACATCTAAATCTCTAGCTCTTAATCCACCACCAGCACCACAGCACATCATTTTGTCTTTGTAGTCAACTGATTTAGCACCAGTGATTTCTACAAGGTCATCTAAGATGGATGGGTTTTCTGCTTGATCTTCGATACCGATAGTTTCAGTAGGTTTTAAGAAGTGGCAACCATAGTGAACTGCAACGTTTAAGTCTAAAGGTTTTTCGATTAAAGAAGCTAATTTTTCAAATCCAACGTCGTCTCTTAAAATTTGAGCAAAGTGTTTTACGTTAATAGTACCTTTGTATTCTCTGCCGATTTCAGCTAAGTTAGCGTTGATTTTAGCTCTTTTTTCATCGTTTTCTTTTAAGATGTGATTACATTCAAATAAGGAACCGAAACATCCGTTACATTCGGTCATAATGTCTGCACCCATGTCTTCAGCAAGAGTTAAGTTACGAGCTGCAACAGTAGCCCAGGTTTCTTCATCAAAAGAACCGAATACACCAGGAGCAGGACAACAAGATGCTCCTTCCATATCTTTTAATTCAATATCTAATGCTTCAAATAATTTTCTGGTAGCTTTTTCAACACCAGGATAACGGTTGTTCATAATACAACCTAAGAAGTATGCAATTTCCA